ATGAGCCATATTTTCAGTTGGATAATAATCCAGTTTATAAGATGCGTTGTCGCCTCTTTGATTACAGTTCAGAGGTGTTGGATACAGATATTTCTGCGATTGATGCGATTGAAGATGGTTTATCAACTGATACTCTCGCATTACAATTTACCATGGAACAAGATTCTGCTTCAATTGATGCCCTATTCTTAGAGAATGAGATTGGTAGAATTGTACATGAAAATGCTGAAGATACAGGTGGTGATGAGATAGTCGCACTTGAAACAAGTGATATGACAACATCTGCTGGTGTTCTTCTTTCAGAGACAGGAGAGTTCTTATTACAGGAAGGATATATATTAGGTGATGGAAGCACAGCTGATGATGGTAATATAGATACCTCGGCACAGAATGAGTTGTTTGATGTTGCTGATAATACTGTGTTAGACTTCTCAGAAAGAAATCCATTTGGTGACGTAGGGAGTAGTTCATAATGTTAGGGCAACAATTTTATCACGAAACGATACGAAAGATAATCGTAGCGTTTGGAACGACATTTAATAATATTCAATTGGTTCGTAAAGATGGCTCTGGCAATATTGTCCAATCTATGAAGGTTCCTCTTGCTTATGGTCCAAGAGAAAAGTTTTTGGTTCGTCTTAGGTCTGATGCTGATCTGTCAAGTAAGGTAGCTGTAACTTTACCACGAATTGGTTTTGAAATTCAAAACCTTTCCTATGATTCCACCAGAAAATTAAATAGAGTACAAAAGTTTAAGAAAGTCAATACAGGAAATAAAACAAGGTCTCTTGATACCCAGTTTATGCCAGTGCCTTACAACTTGGATGTTGTGTTATATATTCTGGCAAAGCAATCAGATGATGCACTACAAATTGTAGAACAAATTCTTCCTTACTTTCAACCAGACTATACTATCACCGTTAACGATATGGCAGATATGGGCATCAAAAGAGATATTCCAATTATCTTAAATGGTATAACTTATGAGGATAGTTACGAAGGAGATTTTGAACAAAGAAGAGCATTGATATATACAATGAACTTTACATGCAAATTCTATCTGTATGGTCCTGTTACTTCCAGCAATATCATTAGAACTGTTCAAGCTGATCAGTTTGCTGATTTACCAGATAAATCACCAAAAAGAGAACAAAGACTTACAGTTACACCAGACCCAGTTAGTGCTGATGCAGATGATGATTTTGGATTCAATGAAGTATCATCATTCTTTACGGATGCAAAAACCTATAACCCAGTGACAGGCGAAGATGAGTAATACAATTGATAAAGCATTAGGTATAGTAGAAGAAATTTCAACTGACAATAAAAAACAAGAAGTGATGCCGTTATCCCAAGAAGATTGGGGTGACGCTAATACTGATCATGTGGAGAGAGATTATGAATACCAGCGACAAAACTTCTACAATTTGGTCGAAAGAGGAACGGATGCAGTGGAAGGAATACTGGAACTCGCCAAAGAATCGGACCATCCACGAGCATATGAAGTTGCCGGAAACCTTATTAAACAGGTTGCAGAGGTTACTGAAAAACTTGGTGACTTACAAGAGAAAATGAGAAGACTAAAAGAGGTGCCTAACAACGCACCGAAGAGCGTGACAAATGCACTCTTTATTGGGAGTACTGCTGAATTGCAGAAGATGTTAAAGGAGAAGTGATAAGTGTTTTATAATGATTGGTTGATGTATGATTTATCAACTACAGAGATGCTGATAAAAGATTATCCCTATAAAGATTATAACCCAACAACTTACCAAGATGCACTAATTAGACAATGCAAAGCTATTGCTGAAAATTTTAAACCAGCAATATTTGTTTCTGGTGGTGTTGATTCTCATGCGGCAGCATTAGGATTTAAATGGGCAGATGTTGGTGCAGACTTTGTTCATATAAGAAATTCATTTAACGGACATATATGTGAAGTTGAGTGGGAGTTTACAAAAGCATTTGCAAAAAAACATGACATTGATTTAAAAGTAATTGATATGGATTACACGCAAGATAGTCTAATAGATTTTATGATGGAATCTGAATATTTTGAAGATGGTAAAGGTTCTGGTTCTGTGTTTACAAGTGCCGGAATGAACAAGTATATGAAAAAATACGATGGATACCCTGTAGGCACTGATGGTCATTTCAGATATGAAAATGAAGGTAATATTCATAGAGGAATATTTAAGAAGCCAGGTCTTGTTTTTGGAACGCAACATCATGTAGCTGCACACACAGGTCACGAATATAATAAATGGGGCGCACCTATTATTTTAATGCCTTATTACGCACCATATCTTTTTCAGTATTTTGAATTTAAACATAGAACAACCCCAGAACTTAAAATATTAAATAATATGGAAAGTAAAATTTTGATATATCATGAACTTGGAATACAGCTTAGACCAAAGCTTTCTAATTATGAATTTTTAGATATGGATAATGACTATCGTTCTTTATCAGTGGTAGACTTATCCAATGATCACAGTGAATTTGCAAGGTATGAACGTGGTCCAAATGTTATTGTGAAAGCAATGGGATTTGAAGGAGAGGAAGCTGAAGAATTAGTCTCCCTAAAAATGAAAAAACAAAAAGGTGAGGGCGAAACTCGACGTGTTGTATTATATGAATTTGAGGATTTAGAAACGGATAAATATTTAAACATATCAGGAGATAATCATGGCATGGAAAAAAGTTTTGGTTCGCACAATACCAGATGCTGATACTGATTTTGAAAAAATGAGTAGTGAAGTATTAAGTTATATGGAAGAAAACTATGTTGACACTGGAAAAAGAACATCATTTTCTGTGTCTCCAAGTGATGATGGTTTAGTATTAACATACACTTCTATATTCAGAGATGAAGCATCTAAAAATGAATTTCTAGCAGATTTAACTATTGCAGCTGAATCTACTAGAAGAAATACTATAAACGCATCCAACGGTATCGTAAAAGAAGTAACAGTGGATGAAGAGGTGTAATGGCTGATCAAAATCAATATCTGGGTAACCCTAATCTCAAAAAAGCAAATACTGCTGTTGAGTTCACAAAAGATGATATCAAAGAATATCATAAGTGTGCTGAAGACCCTCTTCATTTCATTCAAAACTATGTCCGAATAGTTTCGTTGGATGAAGGACTTGTGCCTTTTGATATGTACGATTTTCAAAAAGGTATGGTTGAAACCATGCATGACAAGAGATTTTCTATTTTTAAATTGCCCAGACAATCTGGTAAATCTACTACTATTATTAGTTACCTATTACATTATGCATTGTTTAATCCAAATGTAAATGTAGCTGTTCTTGCCAATAAGTCATCAACTGCTAGAGATATTCTAAGTAGACTACAACTTGCATATGAGAATCTTCCTAAGTGGATGCAACAAGGTGTTGTTGCATGGAACAAAGGTAATATAGAACTAGAGAACGGTAGTAAAATTATAGCAGCTGCCACTTCTTCAAGTGCTATTCGTGGTGGTTCATATAACATTATTTTCTTGGATGAGTTTGCTTTCGTTCCTTCCAATGTTGCAGAACAATTCTTTGCATCTGTTTATCCTACAATTACCTCTGGTCAAAATACAAAAGTTATTATTGTTTCTACTCCACACGGTATGAATATGTTCTATAAGATATGGGTTGATGCCGAAGAAAAAAGAAATGATTACACTCCCACAGAAGTTCATTGGAGTGAAGTTCCCGGCAGAGATGAAGTTTGGAAAGAAGAAACAATACGAAACACATCCCAATCACAATTCAATTCAGAGTTTGAATGTGAGTTTCTAGGGTCTATAGACACTCTAATAAGTTCTATGAAACTAAAACAACTTACATATAGAACACCTATTCACTCAAATGTTGGAATAGATATTCATGTTCGTCCAGAAGAAAATCACACATATATGCTGACTGCTGATGTTTCCAGAGGGACGGCAAATGATTATTCTGCATTTATAGTATTCGATGTTACAGAGATACCGTATAAGCTTGTTGCAAAGTTTAGAGATAATGAAATTAAACCACTACTGTTTCCTACCAAGATTCATGAAGTTGCAAAGGCATATAACAACGCATATGTAATGATTGAGGTAAATGACATAGGCGAACAGGTCGCAAATACTTTACAGTTTGATTTGGAGTATGACAACCTAGTTATGGCTTCCATGCGTGGGCGGGCGGGACAAGTCCTTGGAGCGGGCTTCTCAGGGGGGCGGGCGCAATTGGGGGTAAGAACAACTAAAGCTGTGAAGAAGATTGGATGTTCAAATCTCAAACAATTGATTGAGGATAACAAACTTATTGTCGAAGATTATGATTGTGTCAATGAGTTGTCCACCTTTATTATTAAAGGTTCATCGTATACTGCTGACGATGGATGCAATGACGATTTGGTTGCCTGTATGTTTATATTTGGTTGGGCTACAGATCAAACATACTTTAAAGAATTGACAGATAATGATATACGAATGACTATGATGGAAGAACAGCAAGATATGCTAGAGCAAGATATGGCCCCATTTGGATTTATAGTAAATGGTATTGATGATCCTCTTGCTCTTGATGATGAAGTTGATGAGTATGGAACTAGATGGACCACTGTTGTCAGGGATTATAATACAAATTGGTAATCATATAAATTCTATCAAATCGTTATCAACTTTGATAAAACAATTTGAACACAGAATTATTGATTTACTTATTAGATGAAATATTTCTTTTCTGCTTTCATTATTAGTCCCAACTCGTTTTGTTAGTTTACGAATTTGTGAATCATGTGGATGAAACTTTAGACAAATTGTTTCACTTTCACCACAATGCATACACGATTGTTCTGCCAAAAAATCATTTAATAGAACAATTCTCTTTCGATAGTTTCTACGAGCAACCTTTTTGATTGTCTCTTTGTATTTTTCATAGTGTTCGTTCATAATATTATTTATAAGTTATAACACATATAAAATGAGGTTTTAAGAAATCAGATATTATAAATATTCTGAAATAACATAGACTTCAGTTTCTTTCGTTTTGAAGTCTGATATAGGAGTAAAGACATGAGTTTCCTTGTATCTCCCGGCGTCCACGTAAGAGAAATTGATCTTACAGGTATCGTTCCAGCAGTTCCAACAACGATTGGTGCTATTGCTGGAGCATTTAAAAAAGGTCCAGTTGGTTCTATTGTAAGATTAGGCAGTGAGGAAGAATTAGTAAAGATTTTTGGTGAGCCACAAAATTCTGGCAACCAATTTGAAACTTTTTTCACCGCTGCAAACTTCCTTCAATATTCAGATCAATTGAGTGTTGTTCGTTGTGAATCTGGTGTTAAAAATGCTATTGCATCTGGTTCATCATTTATCATTAGAGATGATGATCATTACGAAGATGCTTTTGCTGATGGACAAGGTTCGGTTGGTGAGTGGGCTGCAAGGACTGCTGGCGCTCATGGAAATTCAGTTGGTGTTTCTATCTGTGCGTCGGCAACTGCTTATGAGGAATTAGCTAAAACAACAACAAGTGGAACAGAGGCAAAAGGTCAGAAAATTATCAGTCTTACATCTTCTGCTGGTTTTAATGTTCATGATATTGTTAACTTTGCTGAAACACTAGGATTTGAATATCAAGTTGTAGCTGTGGATACTGGTGCAGCTACAATTACAGTTAAATTAAAAGATGACCCAGTTGGTAGCGGACTTCAAACAGAAATTGCATCTGGAACAAGTGTTCGTCGGCGCTGGAGATGGTATGATTTATTTGATGCTGCTCCCGGCACATCAGATTTTGCAACCAACAATCAACGAGGCACTGACGATGAAATGCATATTGTCGTATTTGATCATCTTGGGGAAATAACTGGTTTCTCTGCTCTTGCAGCTGGAAATAGAACCAATGCTATTTTAGAAACTTATCCAAATCTTTCTAAAAATATTTTTGGTAAGTCACCACAAGGTGATAGCACATACTACGCCGATAAAATCTTTAGGTCTTCAAGTTTTGTTTATCAGATGGACCACAACTCTGCTGGTTTTAACTGGGGAACAGATTTTGATGGAGCAGAAACTTTCATTGTAATGGAAGATGGTGGAACAGATGGTGCTGGAACAGATGCTGGTGATAACATTCTCTTAGATGGAACAGATGGAAGTGCCGCTAATGCTGGTAGTAAGGTTGAAGGCGAATCTGGCGCAACTTCATATGCTGCTCTTGATACACCAACAAATACAATTCTAAAAAATGGCGTTGACGATTTTGCTGTAACTGCTGGTGAACTTCAAAGGGGCTATGATGAATTTAGAGATACAGAAACAATTGATGTTAATCTTGTCCTTGGTGGAAAAGGTGGTGGAGATGGTAATACTCAAGAAACACAAGACACACATGTAACCATGTTAACCTCATTAACGGATGAGAGAAGAGATTGTGTCGCATTTGTTTCTCCATATCGGGCAGCAACAGTAGGTGTTTCAAGTTCGCAAACAGCTACAGAAAATGTTGTTGATGCTTTCAATGTTTGCCCATCTTCTTCATACATGGTATTCGATAGTGGATACAAATACATGTATGACAAGTACAATGATGTTTATCGTTTTGTTCCAATGAAC